GGACTGCTGGCCCGGTGAGCGTGGCGGTGACGGTATCGAACGCATTCGCGGCGATCGTAGCAGGCGCGGTATAAAGCCCGTTCGCGTCGAGCGTGCCCAGTGAGCCCGTAGTTAATGCCCAGGTAAACGTCGCGCCCGTCACGGGAGTGCCGTCGGGATTCGTTGCGTTCGCCGTGAACTGCTGCGTCTCGCCCGGTCCCAGATTCGCCGACATCGGCTGCACCGCGACATGTACACCCGCCGTGCGCTCCGTGTAGGTATACGAGTTCTTGCCGTTGCGGTCGCTGCAAGTGATCGTGTGCGTGGCCCCGGAACCATCGAGAGTCACGCTAGCGGTAGAGACGATCCAGTCGGTTCCGGCGATGTAATTATCCAACGCATCGAATACCGGCTGTGGATCGGAAACGGTTTTGATCACAGTACCTCCTGGCAGGAAAGCTGAAGCTGCACGCGGCGGCGCGCGATATCCCAGATACCTTTGATCTCGTAGGTATGCTCGTGGTCCTGGATGCGCCAGCGCGCGTCGATGTCGCTGCGGTAGCGGATGAAGATATTCACCATCACGCCCTCGACGGTGCGGCCCGACTGATCCGTTTCGACGGCCATCGCCGGATCGACGCCTGCCCAGACGCTGGCCGCGGTTTGATACTGGACGATCTCATCGCCCGCCGCGTTGTAGATGGGTTCGAGCAGCATCACGCGCTTATCCAGATCGCCCGCCGGGATCGTCGGATCAGCAGTAGCGCGGCTCATGTGTACGACGGGTAATCCCGCTCCATCGCAAGTAAATCGGTGACAGCAAGCGGCATCATCACGCCTTGCGTAGTACGCCCAGTACTAACGGCTTCGCGGTTCCGGTACCAATGCGCGATCAGCATCAGAAGCGCAAGCTGGATGTTCTCGCCGAGCGGCTGATCGATCTGGTACCGCAGATAATTCTCAGCGTGCAGACGCGCCGCCATTTCATATGTCGTGAGCAGTTCGTCTTCCTCGGTCTGATCGGGCTCGATATGGCAATGCAGCTTGATCAGATCGAGCGTGAGAATCGGCGTGCGTCCGCTAGCGGAACCCGACGGCGTCACGGGCGGCGCGGGTGGTGTCGAGCTCGTGCCGCTGCCATCCCACCAATCGAGCGGCGACACCAGCGTTACCAGATCGCGCACAAAGTTGTCCTGGTCTTCGTATGCGCCCGGCTCGTAGGAGCGCGCGGGCTGCGGATCTGTCGGCACGCGCACGTACGGCACGGCGGGCGGCAGCGGGTCGCCGGGGACCAGCACGGGCGAAGTGATCTTTCGCTCTGTCGGCCCCGGCGTCTCGTGCGGACGCGCCACGCCCCGTTTAACGAGCGCGTTCGCAATAACATCGGGAACGTTGAGGACCGAACCGGCGCGGATCTTCGCGCCGGTCGGTAACTCGACGTCCTTGGTGAACTGAATCGTCATTTACTTGGGCGCTTTGTGGCCCTGATGCGTGATGGGTTGCGGCGGCGTGCCGGACGGCGTGCCCGCCGGAGGCTCGTTGCCTGTCTCGGTCGCGAACGGACCACCGCCCGCGCAAGGCGGACAGGAGAATGGCCCGCAGACAAATGCCCCCGGTACGAAGACCGCGAAAGCGACGCGTTCCTCAGCGCGGACTGTGATCAGATTGCGCACGAAGTCGTCTTCGTTCTGGAACGCGATTTCCACTGTTACGGTTTCGCGATCGAATAGTGCGCAGCCCTGCGGAAACGCGCCTACCAGAAAGTCGCCCACGACCATGTTGGGCGTAGTAATCACGGGCAAACCCCAGACGCGCAGCAAGCCGTCCTCGCGCGGCGATCTATCACTGAGCAGATAGCTGCCATACGTCGTCTTGACCATTTCGAGTTTAGCTTCGTCCGACGGGTTTAGGATGATCGCGTTCGGGTAATAAAAGTTGTTCTCGATGTGCGTCTCGGCGATGTTCAATTCATCGAGCGAGGTGAACGTATTGCCCGTGCCCGGCGGCGTCCAGAACGTGGCTAGCTTAATCGCTTGCGGCATGATGCCGTTGAGATGCCCGGCGCTGTTGTCGCCGTAGAGAATTTCTTTGTCCTCTTTCATGAGCACGAAGTGCGCGAGTTTCTGCTGAATCGTCGCCATGATGAAGGGCACGTCCTGTGCCATCTGGCGCGACACTTTGACAAAGTTCGCGATCGTGCGCACGTTCGCGGTGTGATCCGTATAGGTCACGCCGGTCTGCAATTTCTTATCGCCTTCGAGCACCTGATAGTCGGCGTACGGCGACGTCCAGGTTTCCGTTACGTACTCGATTGCATTGGTGCCATCGAGCGGAATTACCGGCACCACGTCGCGCATCACTAGCGGCGTGAACTGCTGCGGGATCAGACCCACGCGATACGGAAAGATCGGGTAATTGCCGACGGGCGGCGTGATCACGGTAGGCCCGCCTTCGATGATCGTCGTGGCGGCTTTGGTCATATCGGGCCGGATGCGCGCCTTCAGCGTAGTCTGCATCGTGAATCGCCCGTTCCACGAACAGGATTTGAACTGATCGGTTTCGACCACCTGCTGCGCGATCGACTTGGGCGCTTCGAGCAGCAGCGATCCGCTGCCCGGCGGGCGCGAACTACGCTCCATCAAACCCTTGATCTGCCGGTTCTGTTCTTCGATGTGCGCGGTCTGCTTGGCTTGGATCGTGTCGACCTTTTCGTTCATCGCTTTGTCGAGACGGTCCAGTTTCTCGCGCGCCTCGGTGTCGACGTAGCCTTTCAGATCGCGTTGTCTGGTGCATTCTTCGAGCAGCGCGCGCCATTCGACGCGGATCTGCTTGAGTAACTCGATATCGTCATGTGCTGTTGCCTGTGCCGGTGTCACTCGGTGACCTCCAATGCGGTGCGCGTGAATTCGCGCAGTATGCGGCTATACCGCGTGTAGGTGTCTTCGAGCGTCCCACCCGTTGACGGATTCAAGGCCGCGCTCGCGATGCGGCGCGCATCGGCCTTTGAGAAATGCTCTGCGTCCCGCAAATATTTCTCAAAATCGCGGACGGTCTTTACGTCCGCTACATACGCTTTGGGCTGCGCCGGGAACGGCGTCAGCGAAACTTCCCAGAGATCAATCTGCTTGATGTTGCGCAGATTGTTCGCGTCGTCCCATTCCCAGTCGTTGGCTATGAAGCCGATCGACAGACCCATGCGAAAGCCGACGCTGGAGGCGAGCTTCAGCATTTCGTAGGTATCGCTGCCCGCGCGCGTCGCGGTTGCAAGCTGCCCGGCGAGCAGCAAGCCCTTGCCGTCCTCAGCGAGCGACGTCGAAAAGCCGATCGGCGGATTCATGTCGTCGTGGTTATACAGAATCGGCACGATACCCTTGCGATCGGCGATCGTCTGGCCGAACGCGCCGGGTGAGATTTTGTCGCCGTGCAGATCCTTCGCATACGCGGATGCGTAGCCACTGAACGCGCCCGCGTCTTCGGTTTTGCACTCGAACGCGAACGACTTGTAACGCAAACTTACATCAGTCATTGCTGACTCCTTTCGCCGGTTGTGGCGCGGGCGACGGCGGCGGCGGTACCTGTCCCGCCGGAACGGCTACCATGTTCAGCGGCGATAGATACTCGTCGCCGCCGTCGAAAGTGTTCATGTCCTCGCGCGTGCGGATGTCGTTCGCACTGAGCCAGCCCCACTGCCGCCCGATGGCATAACTGGCATAACGCGTCGCGATGTCGCCGCGCTCGAACGCGTCGAGATTGAACCGCCATGAGTACTGCGGATCGAGCAGCAGCGACTTATCGACGCTCTGCTCCAGGCAGCGCACGTACGGGTAAAGCGTGTAGCGCAGAAATTCTAGCGATTGCTGCTCGACGGATGCGTAGGTCGGCTTATCCATTGCGCCGATCATGTGCGGCGGGACGCCGAAGATGCGCGCGATCTGCTCGACCGAGAACTTCTGTTCCTGGATGTACTGCAATTGTTCGGGCGGGATCGTGATCGCGGAGTATTTCATCCCCTCTTCGAGAATCGCGATGCGTCCGGCGTTGGTGGGCCCGCCGTGAATTGCCTGCCAGGAAT